CAACCGCTGGTGCGGGAGGGTCGCGATATTCGGAAGCTGGATCGCAATCTGGAACAGGCAATAGTTTTCCCTAACCCCTGTCACGGGCCAAGTCAAGATGCCGTACTCCGACAGGTATATCACTCTGGTTCGTGTCGGCCGTATTGTCACCGCCTGCGCGTATATCACGCTGACAAGCAATTTCACTCAGGTCAGCAACGTGTCCGTCAACGAGACAATCCCGAAGGGTTTCAGACCGTCCGGCGATTCCCGCGCGGTCATGCGCGGCACCGACAACAGCGGCGCGACCAGTTTCTACCTTTACGGCATGCCGGAGGGGAAAATGGTGTTGCACGGCACCGGATATACCAGCCGATTCGTCGGTATATCCGGCTGTTGGATTACCGCGTAGCTTTCCCTAACCCAGCGTTCTACGACGTGGCGAGTACCTTACAGCAGCGACAGCATTTTGCTTACGCGCATCGGTGATATCTGTTTCATGGGTGGCAACGTAAAATTCAACAGTAGCGGGCAGAACAATTACACGAAGGCTCAGGAGAAGCTCCCCGAAGGGTATCGACCCGTCATCGTCAATACGCCCGTGGCCGTTTTCGGTGGTGAAACGACATTCATCTGTTACGGCGAGGCCAATGGCACCGTCACGATGCTCGGCAACCCGAACAGCGCGTACGCGGGATGCACCGGCGTATGGAGGACCGCCGACCCGATGCCCGCCGCATAGCTTCGGGACACTGGCTCAGGCGGTTGCACTGTCTTGCAGTGACCCCACGGGGTCATAGCGCGTATGAGACGGTCATGCCGAACGCGTTCGTGCCCTGCGTGCCACCCTGATTGGTGTAGGTCATGGTGCCGTTGGCGTTCACGTCGATGGTCTTCTGGTTGGCCCCGTCGCGTCCGCCGTAGGAGAAGTTCAAGTCCATCGGGGGACGCCATCCTTCGGGCAGGGTTCCGAAATTGCCGGTGTTCCACGAGCCGGACGCCGACAACTTCCAGTCGATGCGCAACGTGACGAGCGAGCCGCGACGGTAGCCTTTGACGGTACCGTAAGTGGAGTTAATCAGCGTCAGCACTTCGGTCTGGGTTAGGGAAAACTATTGCCTGTTCCAGATTGCGATCCAGCTTCCGAATATCGCGACCCTCCCGCACCAGCGGTTGTCTTTGGTGTTCCACAGGCGGAAGCGTATCTGGTTTACGTCGCTGGTATCCCAACGTTGTGCGGTGTACTCGCCGGCCTGGTCGAAACCAGTGCCGAACGGCCCAATCGTGTAGGCCGCGTAATCGGCTTTCTTCCCGTTTGGGGATTGGACGTTGATGTAGAATGTGCCGTCATCATTCGTGGTGACGGTATGGCCTCCGCACAGAATATACGGCATTCGGGTTAGGGAATCCCCTCAGGCTATCAAGGCTCGCTCCCAGAGGCGTTGCGCGTCTCGCAGGGCTGAGATATCCGGTTTGAGGTAGTACTTTGCGGTGGTTTTGATGTCGCTGTGTCCGAGCATTTTGCTCACGATGGCGATGTCAGCCCCGGCGGCCAGAGTGTTCGTCGCCCATGAGTGGCGCAGGTTGCGTGCGGGCACGTGCGGCAGATCATGCCGCTTGCAGTAGGCCTTGTATTGGCGTGCGGCTTGCGGCGGGGTGAGCGCACCGATGAGTCGGCCCCCCTCGCGTGGCCTGAGCTCGCGCAATCGTTTGACCGCGAAGCGCGGCAACGGGAGCGTGCGGCGGGACAGTTCGGTTTTAGGCGGCACGACGACCTCATGGCCGCTCACCCATTGCAAACCGCGCTCGATATGCAGGACGCCTGCGCGCAGATCAATGTCACTCCACTCCAAACCGTACCCCTCTTCGGTGCGCAGGCCGCATGAGACGGCGCAGATAAGCCACGCCTCAAGCGGATGGTCGTAAAAGCCCTGCAACAGCGATCGCTGCTGACGGATGCCCAATATCACCGGCTCGTAATGCGGCTTGGCCGGCAACTGGATATCGCGTCTCGTGATATCCACGTCCAAGAGATTCCAGCGGATAGCCCGCCTCAGTATCGCGCGTAGTACGGCCCATGCCTTGCGCGCCGCGCCCGAACTGGCGAACCCGACGAGCCACTTGTCCACCAATTCAACGCTTATCGATTCCATCTGCATTGCGCCGAACCTCGGGGCCACGTGCAACCGCCACGCCGACTCATAGCCGACACACGTGGACTCACGCAGATTCGCCGTGCAATACGGCCAAAACCGGCCGTTCCAAAACTCTCGTAACAGCATTTTCAACCTCCGAAAACCCACACGCCCGTTGGCCTATCCAACGGGGACGAACGTGTGGGTTTTCCCACCGTAAAGGAGCTTTCCAATGTCTTTGCTCGCTCACATCGTCGATTGGCTCGTGCCTTTTATCTGTGGCGGCGTGGCCACGGTTTTGGGCCTGATGTGGCGGTGGGGCAAAGCCATGGTCAACGGCCTGCGCGAGCTCCTGCTCTGCCAGTTGGAGGACCTGCGCCGGGAAATGGTCATCGAGCACGACGGAGTGGCGGACGAAGACCTCAAATCACGCTCCCAACGCCTCTACGACAGCTACCACAGCCTGGGCGGCAACGGCCACGGGACATCGCTCAACAATGACATCCAATCCGCGCCGATAGCGCCACGACAGTCCTGACCCACGACCGTGGGCCACAAACAATATCCATCCCAGAGAAAAGGGAAACATGGTCAACAATTTGAAACGTCATCCCAAGCCCTCGCTGCCGGACGAGCTTCGCCCGGACGTGGCCCCCGAAACAATCGAATCCAATAAGGAGGAACAGTAATGACCCAAATCCATATTTCCATCAGGAAGCCGAAGACCGGAGGCTTGGACCCTGTCACCGGCCTGATGAGGTTCCGCCCGGTGCGTCGTCACTTCGACGCGGCGAAGAATCTTATTATCGCGGCCTCGTTCGACGCGAATCTGTCCGAAACGGGTGAGCTGACGGTTGACCTGCTGCCTACGACTCCTGCGTTTGTGTGGCAGGTCGTGGAGTTGGCTGATTCGCCGCAGGCGTACACGCGTTACGTCGAAGTGCCGGACTCCCAGGCCAGGGTCGAATACGCGGACCTTGTGGAGGTTGACGCCGCCACGTTCGTACCGAAGGATATGGCCGGCTCCCAACTGCTGAAGGTTCGCCACGCTTCCACCCAGTCGGAGGCGGAGACACTTTCCGCACAATACCCGGACGAGCTGGTGTTCTTCGACGAAACCGCCACGACCGCGAAGGCCGCTGCGGCCATGAGCACGTTGGAGTCCATCACGGCCGAAGCGCAGACGAACGCCGCGTTGGCTAGGAGCGCCATGCTGAGCGCCCGGTCCTCGGCTGATTCCGCGACCGCCACCCAGTCCGATCTGGATGTCCTCGCGTCAACTGCCAGTATGGCGGCGGCTTCCGTCGCCAATGATTCGCAGACCGTGGCCGACACCGCCAACGCGGTTGCGGCGAAGGGCGAATCGGCTATCGCCGCCATCGATTCGACGGTGCAGGCGGTCAAGGACAAGGCGGATGCTGCGGCTTCCGAACTGCCCTCCACCGGCACCACCGAAGGCACCACGGGGGGAACCGGCAAGGACTCCGCCGGGGAGACGCCAGCCGGAACCGTGTCGGAGGAGCCCGCAGCCAAGGCCACTGTGAAGGGGGCCTGATCATGCCAGCCTTTTACGCCGGCAAACGTGTCGGCAAACCATTATTGAACGGCCACACGTACAACGCCCTATTCAACGGCAAACTCGTATGGCCGCTGGACAAGGACACGGTGGTCTCCATCGAGATCACGGATGATAAGGGCAAGCCGCTGCCCAAGTCGCTGGCCGTGTCCGGCACTTTGAAACTGGGGGCGAAGGCCACGTATGCGGACGGTCATGTTGGCGACCTGCTGACCACCAAGGACGTGACGTTCACAAGCCGGGACACTTCCACCGCCATGGTTTCGGGCAACACGCTCACGTGGAGGCATGGCGGCACGATTCTCGTCACGGCCACTGTCAACGGTTTCACCAGCGCCGCCGCGTCGATCGCCTCCGCCTACGCGCCCGAGTCCATCAAGGTCACGGACGATTCCGGCAAACCCATCGACAACATCACCCTGCGTGTGGGAGAGGAAAAGTACCTCCAGGTGCGTGTCCTGCCCACGGAAGCGTCGCAGGAATTCACCCCCACGGTCAAGGATCGGACCATCGCGACCACGGCTTGAAACGAGCGGAACACGAACGCGCCGACGATGATGGGTGCCTTATCCCCGTGTCCACGACACCACCATCGGCGCGGACATCACCCCGGTCCTACGAAAACTCTCACAAACAAGCCCAACCATCGTGTGGAGCTTACCTCATAGAAAGGAAACCTAACATGGGTGGAATACGAGTCACCGGACTTCTGATGGGTTCGACCAGTCTCGACATCAAGGCCGGCTCCGTCACCAAGACCATCCCGGTCACCGTCAAATCCCGCAACCTGCTGTCCTATGGTCCCGCGTCGGGCAACGGGTTGACCGCCACCGTCAACAGTGACGGGTCATTGCACGTCACCGGCACCGCCACTAGGCAATGGCGCGGCTTGTCGTGGACGTTCCCATGCCTGGTACAGGGCACCGTGAAATTCAGCGTCACCGGTGGTATCTCCGGCTTGGTCTGCAACGTCAAATGCCTCGACGCCAACGACAATCAGCTTGGAGAACAGATAAACACCACTAACAGTGTCATGGCAATCCCTGCCGGCACCGTCAGCCTGTTCCTCAACGTCATCTCCGCCGAGACCACGCCCACCGCGAAGGACAGCGACATTCGCGTCCAATTGGAATCCGGCGACACCGCACACGATTGGATGAAACCCGACAACACAAGCCTTAAGGGGGGGGGGCTATGAACTAGCGAACCTGTATCCGCGTGTCACCGGACTGCCTAAAACATTAGGCACCGACCCGGGTGTCGTGGTTACGGAACCATCGCCGGGCACGTACCGGTTCAAAGGCTCCACCACGACAGGGGCCGGCTCGTGGAATGACTTGACCAGTGTGGTGCATGTGGATGCGGGAACGTACACGATGGACGCCACGGACTGGCCGCTGGGCAACGATTCATGGCTGATGGGCATACAAGCCCATATCTCCCACGACGACGGGAGCGAAGGAGCAAGTGTGTTCGAACCTCGTAACTATGGGCCGAAAACCTTGAAGGCCGGCACTCTCCAATGCAACATTTTCGTCAACACCACGGGCGAGGTCGATAAGACGTTCACTCCCCGCCTGTACAAGATCGACTGATTCTAGCCCCACACCATACCGTGTGGGGCTTTTCCATTGACGGCCCCGAGTGGGCCGTGACAATCCTGACCCACGACCGTGGGCCACAAACAACAATCCATCCCGAGAAAGGGGACATATGGTCAATAACAAGGACAAGCCGAAGCCATGGCATAAGCGCCTGTTCGCCAAGGTCACGGCACTGGCCGCCGCCATCTGCATGATGCTGCTTCCGGCGACCGCGCACGCGGACATGCAGGGCGTGGACATGAGCAACTGGCAGTGCGGCGCGGACGTGTACAACATGCAGGCCGATTTCATCGTGGTCGGCACCACATGGGGCACCGGACAGGTCAACAACAACTGCCTCGTGTCCGGCGTGAACACCGACGCCAACCGCATGATCTACCAGGCGCAGGCATCCGGCAAGAAATTCGGCCTCTACCATTACGCCATGGGCGGCAACCCGGAAGCCGAAGCCCAATTTTTCTACCGGAACACGTCGAACTATTGGCGTCACGGCATCGTCGCCCTTGACTGGGAGATGGACGATAATCCGGCGTGGGGTAACTGGGACTGGGTGCGCCGCTTCATGGCGGAGTGCGAACGGCTCTCGGGCGGCGT